CTTCCATTTCACGTTTATAGCCTTAGACTTGTCAGCGGCAGTATAACTCATTCCGACCCTAGAGGTGATCTGTTCAATCTGAAAATGACCGAACCAGGTACACCGCGGTGAGACACTGTAAATGTTGTCGTCGCCCATAAAAATGGCGCCAACCATCGTCCTGAATTGAGGGACCATCATACTGTTAATGAGGTCTGTACTCGCATATTTAGACGACAGAGGCGTCGCGAATCCATGGCGACGCGCCGACTCGAAATAAATGACTCGAAACAGGAGCGAATTGCCCACATTGTTTGAGTTAATAGTAATTCCCGAGCCGGAAGGATTCATACCAATGACAAGAAGTAAATCGTTTTTAATAAAGCGTATGGTAATGCCAGTACTAAGAACAAGGAGAAAAACCCTGTTCTGGTTCTTGGAAGTGTATCCACACAGCCTAGAAACTTCTTGCCAAAATTTTGCTTCAGCTACTCGCATCTCGACAGGCAAAGTATTGTCGTAGTCTGCATAATCGCCGTCGCCAAGACGGTCAACTGAGTATTTTAGCAAATGGTCAACGAGCTCATCGCACGACATGGACACAATATCCAAGCCGAGCGCCTGCTCGAAAAACCACGGAAACGCTTTCATGAAAGCGGCCAACGGTCCGACAAACTTCTTAAGAAGGAAGTTAAATGCACAGGACATCGTGTTAAAAACACGCACCTTGCACGCATTATTCTTCTCTATCGAAATAGGTTCGTCTTTCAAAGTGTGGAAACATGTTGGGACAAAGACCCGTCCAGAGTCTATAATGTCCATTATCTCCACAATGTGCTGCTCAATTCTAGCATCCACATGGACAGTTTTCAAGTCGTGGTCAAACATCACAAACTCTTTCTTTGGTCGACAAAATGGAGGCCCGGCAGAGGTTTTGAGATTAACCGAGTCAAAATCGGTATCATCAATACCGTACCAAGCTTCGTAGTCAGACAGGGGACGCACAGAATCGCGCCCCGGTAAATTGTCAACACCAAGCAAGTAGTCACCCAGAGCTTCTTCCCACCACCATAGTGGGGATTGAACTGGATCGTTTACCAGAAGCTGGCGAACGTATGGATCATGCCACACCTCTTCATCGCCTTGTAAGAACATCTTTCCTTTAAAAGTCGGAGCTGTCCAGTACTCTTCAGTACCTTTCAGTAATTTGACTTTTTCAAGGAAGACATCGTGCATCAATGTTTTACGCACGGAACTCTTAAGTGTAGACAATGGAAAAGAGGGACTAATAGTCCCCAACACGAGACCACTAGTGAAACCTCGCGAAACAGCAACATTAAGTGAGGACAGTTTTGGCAAGGGGAGCAATTGTATCTCCCTCTCGCTACCGTCCTTGAATGTATTTGCTTCAAACGAGGTAATCACACACTCTGGAAGAAGTCCAAAAGGGACGACCTCATTGAGCATGCGAAGTGGAGGTTCAAGGTCAGAAATAGTAATCTCCTCACCGATATCAAAGAATTGTTGTACCTGAGAATCGACGGACTGGACATGATAGCCCAGTACGGAGACGTAGTTTCCATAGCGACCTAAGTAAAGGCCGCCACAGTCACCTTTCATTTGACCAGAGCACGCAACAGTTAAAATGTTGACACCCCAGAGATTGGATTCTGCCTTCGCAGACGAACACTTCATAACCTTTACGCCATCATCGCGCAAAGTAACAAAAGTGACGTCATCAAAACACACACCGACCTTCGCCAAACTGGTCGGAACAACGTGCTTCAAAAAAGCACTGCGTGAGTACTTAGGCGGAAGCCCAAGCACCGACACCAACGCGTATTCCCTGCCGGGAACAAGAATGGCATTTTCGCCTAGCTGAACTCGCATTGTATACGAGAA